TAGTCCTATCCGACTACTTAACTGAAAAGGGAGTGGCCAGAGACCAATGGGGAGCAGTTGGGGATGCACTAAAGAAATTTATAGACGAAGCAGGGGGAAAGGTTGGATACGGGGATATCGAATCTTTTCTAAGTAATAAAGCTACAGAACTAAATGTAATGGATAAATATCTCGGGGATATCGCAGCGGCACCGGGACAGAAACAAACTCTTCTATCATAAGGAAATATATGGGAAACACCAAGCTAGTAAAGTCATTAATAGCTATTCACAATGCAATGATGTTGCACACTAAGAATTGGGAAGGTACTTTTAAATCTACTCTCCAATACGTTCACCCAAATAGAGATACGATGGAAAAGAAAACAGAGGGGGGATTTAGGGATCAATATCTTTTCAGCGGGGAAGCTACATCTTCGGCGGAAGAGTTAGTTGAACATCTTTTACAGTTGACTTTGCCTATGGGCCAATACTTTTTTGGATTTACTACAGGTAACGAAGAAGTTGATCGTGATATAGAAAACTACAAATGGTTACAAAAGACATCCCACATAACTTGTGATGCCATGAAGTCTTCTAATTTCTTTATAACTACAGCGGAAGCATTGTTGGACGCAGTAACTATCGGTACTGATGTTGTGTATAGCGAATCTGATGAAGAGGACGGGGTTAGATATACCTCTGTCCCAGTTTGGCAAGTGGGTGTAAAGCCAGATGCCAAAGGTAGAATTCGCACAGTTTCTAGATGTATGGAATATTCATTCGATCAATTGGTTGAGGAATACGGAGAGGAAGCCCTTACTGAAGATAAGCGTAGAGAGTATTTGGCCATGGACTCTGCTAAGAGAATGGACACAAAATTTACAGTGATCCATTTAGTTAGGCCTAGGGGAGCAGACGATATGAAAGTGGAAGGAAAGGTGAATATGCCTTTCGTCTCTTACCATATTCTTAAAGACTCAGAACATATTTTGAAGATCGGGGGGTACAGAACATTCCCTTATTCGGTACATAGATTCCGTAAACTATCAGACGAAGATCTAGGACGATCCCCAGCGATGAGCGGGTTGCCGGATATCAGAACTCTCAATGCTATGGAGGGGGCAGAACTTCAAGGAGCGCAATTAACCGTAGCTCCACCAATGCAAGCACGTGACAACTCGATGACACACGCCCTTAGATATAAACCATTCGCTATGAACTACACCAAGGGGGACGGAGAAATTAAACCACTTATCCCAGGCGGGGTTAGAATAGATCTTGGTCTAGACCTTATCAAATTTTGGTCTGAGAAAATAGAGGCCAGATTCTTCCTAGATAAACTACGTCTAGCAATGAAGGATCGTATGACAGCTACCGAGATCATACAGCGAAGAGATGAGTCCTTCAGGGGTTTAGCTTCCGTAGTTGCTCGTTGGTTGTACGAATACGTCTTTCCAAATATTGATCGAACTTTTGATATCCTTTGGTTCGCTGGTAAATTCCCAGAGGCACCAAAAGGACTTCAAGCTTATCTAAAAAACCAGGGTGGTAGATTTGCTATTAAGTCAAACTCAATGATCGATAGAGCTTATAAAACTATGGCCACTGAAGGATTTACCAGGGGTATCCAAGCTAATGCAGCACTTATCCAAACTAAACCAGAGTGCCTGGATAACTTGGATGTTGACACAATATTCCGTAATAATATGATGGCGTTTGATTCTGATGGAGGTACTTTACTTTCTCTAGAAGCTAGAGATAAGATCAGGAAAGAACGTCAAGAAATGCAAGACTTGGCAAAGCAACAAGCTGCGGGGCAAGCGATGCAGGATACGGCGAAAGGTATGAACGAAATGAATGGGGGCGGTAATGAACTTATTTAGAAAGGAAGACAAAAAGCAAGCTGAGAGAGAGAAAGCCCAGTTGCTAACACTTAAGAAAAACTACATGCAGACTTTTCAAGGAAAGGATGCAGAGGAAGTTTTGGCACACCTATTTACTACTTACCATGGGATGACAGGTACATTTGATGTTAACCCACAAAATATGGCGTTCAAAGAAGGGCAGCGATCGGTCGTTATGGATATCCTACATCGAGTAGGATTTGACTATGCTGCTTACAAAAAGATGGTCGATACTTCCTATGCAACGGAAGAAGACAATATTAACAACAATTAATTAGGAGGGTCTTATGGCAGATGAAGCCGCAGGGCAACCCGCAGCAGGTAGTCAGAAACAAACTATTCTAGATGCAGGTAGCAAAGGTGCAGGAGAAGCTCAACCGTTTACTTTAAGTAAAGAAGTGTGGGGGGAGACAGTACCTCAATTCCCAGAGGGAACAGAGGACGGAATCAAAAATGAAGCGAGCATTAAGTCATTCGTGGACAAAGAAGGGAAGCTAAATACTGCCAATCTTTTGAAGTCGTATGTCAATGCTCAGAAAATGCTGGGCAAGGATAAAGTAGTTATCCCACGTGCTGATGGCCCAGACGCAGAACTAGATGCGTTCTATGAAAAATTAGGTTGGAGTAAAGACACAACAAAGTATGAATTGAAATCCTTCGAGGAGCAAAAAGATCTTACTCCGGAATTCAAAAAAGCATTTAAGGACTTTGCCCACAAGAATCGCTTGCCAGCTCAAGCAGCGGATAAGTTCGCTCAGTTCTTTAATGAACAAACTGAAGCCGGTAAGAAACAAGTGGCAGAATCCTCAAAGAAAAGATTTGATGACGGAGTTTCGGAACTAAAGAAAGAGTGGGGAACCGCTTTCGAACGTAAGATCCAAGCTGCTAAAGTAGTCATCAATGAACACGGCGGAGAAGAATTTAACAAATATCTTCGGGAATCAGGACTAGGTGATGATACTAAGCTAGTTAAGTTTCTGGCCAATCTCTCGGAATCCATTTATGGGGAAGAGAAACTAAGCACAGAAGCCGGTAAATCCAATGGGTTACTGACAATTGACGAAGCGGTTAATGAGAAAAACAATATGTATCGAGACCCAAAAAGCGCATATCTTAACGCTAAAGATCCTGGACATGCCGCCGCTGTACAGCGAATGTTGAAACTGAACGAGATCATTACAGGTAAAAAATAGCTAGGTCTTACCTCCCTAGCAAATAGGCCCACCGTGGATTATTGGTTTTACTCATTTCCCAATACTCTAAACGGTGGGTTTTTTATTAAAGGTGTTGACACCCTCAATTTTATATGCCTTACTATAAGTACATCATACAGGACAAGTAGTTCACGCTACCCCATATAACGTATGGTTAGAAAGTCCTTTACTGGGCAAACTTTCGATGGATGGAGAGTTACTAACTAATATTATTAATATGGAGGCCTTATGGCAGACGCACAAATTACGACAGCTATGATTGAGACATTTAACTCAAATGTTATGCATATGTCTCAGCAAATGGAATCCCGTCTTATGCCTTTCGTTCGCAAAGAATCACAAGGTGGAGAAGCGGAATTTTTTGAACAGATTAAAAAACGTGATTCGATGAAACGTAAATCGGGTCGTGGCGAAGATGTTGAGTACGAAGAAACTCAACATGACAGACGCATGGTTACTACAGAACATTGGTATGATGCCGATTTCGTAGACCAAGCGGACAAACTACGTTTACTCATTAACCCAGAAAATGAATACGCTGTAGCTATGGCGAATTCTTCTGGTCGTAAATTAGACAGCATCATCATCGATGCATTACTTGGAACTGCTTATACCGGGAAGAAAGGAGCTACTTCGACAGTATTGGCAAACGCTAATAAGTTGGCAGCTTTCGATGGTACGACAGCTACAGGTTGCTCGATGAATGTTAAAACCCTTCGTGCAGCTCGTTTGTATTTCAAAAAGAACGAAGCTATTAAGAAAGGTGAAACAGTTGTTATGGCGATTACTGCAACTCAAGCAGATGCATTGCTTGCCAATACCGAGCTAACAAGTTCAGATTACAATAGCGTTAAATTGCTGGTTGATGGCGAAGTAAATACTTTCATGGGTTTCACTTTCGTGGAAACTGAACTTTTGGAAGAGAATGCTGACGCAGTTACTTATGAATTGACAACAGGTGCCGTTGGTTCAGGAGCAGGAACTTTGGCAGCTAGCGCAGGAGTAAGCTGTATCGCTTTTACTGCAAACCGAGCTTTACTACTTTCCTATTTCAATATGCCTACGACTAAGATGGACGTAATCCCAACTAAGTTCCACGGCGTACAGATCCTTCACCAATTTGACGTTGGTGCAGTTCGTATGGAAGAAGTACAAGTATTACAGATTTTCTGTAAAGAATAATTGGAGGACTTATGGCGAATTTTTATACTACAAATTATCAAAAAGCCTATGTCGATGTACCTTCGGACAAATTTGAAAGAGGGGAATTGGCAGGTAAGAAACGCATTATCTTTGGGACTATCGTTGTTCCAACGACTTTGGCCGTTTCAGACAAGATCTATGTTGGTAAACTTCCAGCAGGTGCGAGAATCACCAATGCTAAGATTTATATCAATAAAGACTTGGGAGCTTCAGGTATCGTAAGTTTAGGCTTAGGGGTACACGGAACTGAAGTTGCTGACGCTGACGCTTTGGTTACAGCTTGTGACGGTGGCGAAGGCCCAGCACTAAATGCAGCCGCAGCAGGTCAGGCAGGATTATATAAGAAACTTTCTTATGAAACTGAAGTCTACGCTACTTGTACGGAAGCTGTTGATGGGGCCGTTTCTGATGCCTCTGCTTTCTTTGAAGTTGAATACGTGATCGATTAGTGTTAAAGTTCTAGTCAACTAAAAGTTGAGGGGTGGGGAACCGCCCCTCTTTTACATTGAAGGGGACTTATGGCAACGCAATTAGATATTATCAATAAAGCATTGAGACATATCGGGGCCGAGTCCGTCTCTGCTCTAACAGATACGAGCCCAAGATTTTTATCCATTTATAATAATTATGCTACGGCGAGAGATGCAGTTTTAGAAGACGGCAATTGGGGATTTGCAAAGACACGAGTGGCCATCGTTAAAGATGCCGTTGCCCCCGCTTTCGAATATTCCTACAGGTTCGCAAAACCCGCAGGATTTATAAAATTAATTAAAGAATACAACGACGCTGTAGTAGTCGAAGAGGGAGCTTATTTCCTTTCCGACGAAACAAGCTTACAGATAATCTATGTTGTCAATACAACTTTAGAAGCTACGTGGTCTGCGGGATTTGTCTCCGCTTTATCTCTACGTTTGGCCCTGGAATCTGGTATTGATATCACCCAAGACAAAGCACTTTACCAATTACTAGACAAGAAATACCAAGAAGAACTTGACAAGTCTCGCAGAAATAATTCGTTAAATAGCGAGCCGGATCACGTAGAGCCAACCACCTTTCTCGGTGGTCGTGGAGGATCTTGGTAATGAAATTTACCGACATACAAAATAGGTTCACCCAGGGCGAAATAGGAAAGAATCTGCAACTTCTTTCTGACCAAAAAGAATACAAGAACTCCGTATCTTGGATGGAGAATTTCATTCCAATGATCGGAGGAGGCGTTCGGTATCGCCCTGCTTTTATGTGGAAGAAAACTTTAGAACCAATTACTCTTCTACAAAGTCCGACAGGTGAGGGGCATGTTATTGCTGATTTGGATGCCACCGAAACTCCAATAGGATTTCCCTTCGTAGTAAGTAAGGCAGAAAAATACATCGTTACAATTAGGCCAACAATAGCGATACGTGCGGATGGATACGACACAGATCAGGCGATTATAGAAATATACCGGGAATACTTGGGATCTTTCTCCAAATGTTCTTGCAATATAGACAGGCTTATATCCCATACGAAAGCAACATACGGGGGCGGTACTTCAGTTGGGGATGTAACAACACGGACTTTAAATCTAATAGATAAAGACGTATCCAAATTTCAATTTTGTCAATTCGGGGATTACCTAGTTATATGTACCGATGGGACATACGCTCCAATAGTTATAGCAAGGACAAGTAAAACGCTACATACTTTTGAAGTATTCATGCTTGATGAACCCGAAACTTTTGAAGGTGCTGGGTCTGCGGTTGGGTTGATTACAGCATTCCAAGTACACCCGGCTTTGAGATTTCCAGTAGGATTTTGGAATATAGATACGAATGTTACCTTAACCTCTAGCTCTGCCACCAATGGCGGAAACACAAATATCACTTGCACGGGAGAGCTATTCGATTCTACCTGGATTGGTAAAATAATCCACATAGAAAGTTCGGATTTAAAACTAACCGCCGTAGTTAGAATTACTTCAATAACAAGTGAACTAATAGCGGTTGGAGTTAACCTAGTAACTGGTCATGCATCCGGATCAGCTTCGTGGAGAGTTTCTACCTGGAATGCCGATGATGGATTCCCGACTACTGTTACAAGTTACCAACAGAGAATGGTACTTGGTGGCCCCGGCAATAGATTTTATAATTCGAGAACTGGAAATATCTTTCATTTTCTACAAACTAAATTAGCACAAGATGTAACTACGGATGTTTCGAAAGTATCGTACTACGGTGCTGAGAATTCATCGGACGCTTTTGATACTGCTCCTGCTTACGATACAAGTCCTATCTCATGGATGAATAGTGATAAGAATATGATCGTGGGGACAGAGGGGGCGGAGTATATCATTACCACTGTGGATGGAGAATATTCTGCCCTATCCCCAAATTGCCAACGTCAAACTAACCACGGAAGTACAGGGGTTAATTCTTGTGGGGTCGGATATAAAACATTTTTCGTATCTCTAGATGGAAAGCGAATTAAGGAAGTTGGCTACTCCAATGACGACGACACGTACATAGTTAGAGACTTATCAAATATAAACGAAGACATTGTTTACCACGGGAAAGATGTAGACAACTCTTTTAAGTCAGTAGTTTTCAAACAGCTTAGATGGGACGAAATAAATCACGTTCTTTGGGCGTTAACTAACGAAGGTAAAGTAATTGGGTTAGCGTATGACCTTATGAGTGAAACACTCGCTTGGTTCCGAATAACTATAGGGGGAACTTCTACGGTTAAATCCCTTTGGGTTATGCCTGATGAAGATGGTATCGGATCTAGCCTATGGGCATGTGTAGAACGCCTAGACGGAAGTTTGAATAAAGTAATGACGATCGAGCAGTTGCAGCATGATTATAGAGGTGAGACAATAGGTGCTGACAATGACGAAGAATATATGTTATATTTAGACGGGTGTAGACGAAGCACAGATGGAGAAGAAAGAATTCTAGAAGACGGGACTACAAGATTTTTAGAAGACGGGACACCAAGATACTCAGAACTATAGGGAGATTATATGGCAGGTAAAATAACAGAAATGACAGCTACTACTACGGCCGATGCGGATGCTTTAGATGTCATAGAGGTCGTAGATGTATCTACTTCTTTGAATAAAAAGATGACCTTGGCACAACTAGCGTCCTACGTTATCACGCTAATTAAAAATGGATCTACTAAGTTTAGTTCGGGATTTGGTTTGGGGTTTGGATCTGCTGTACATCGCACCATTGCCGGGGGAGTGATAAGTGTTGGGGATACTCAGTATATCGTAGTAGATACAGAGGGTGCTGCGGCATCGGATAATCTGGATACAATCAATATATCAAGTTGTTCATTCGGGGATGTAATCGTACTACAAGCTGAAGATAGTGCTAGATCTATAGTAGTAAAAAATGGGACTGGGAATATTTTATGTGGTGCAGATATAACCTTGGATAACGCAGATGATAAATTGCTTTTAATCCTAAGCGATACTGGGGATTGGTGCGTTTTATCTTTCTACAATAACGGAGCATAATTATGGCCACTGTGTTCCATGGGTTTCAACACCTAGTAGGACTTCCAATTTCCGTTATGGGGGATGGAGTTACTCTATATACCGGAGTAGTTGTCGCAGCAAATGGGTCAGTAACAACACCTGCGGAACATGATTATGTAATTGGGGGACTCCCGTACACAGGACTTTTAATAACTAACTCAATAGAAGCCGGATCTAGAATCGGTACAGCACAAGCACTTAAAAAACGAATAAGCAAGCTATTTATATCGGTTATTCGATCATATTTGGGACTTTACGGATCTTCAGAAGGAAGAATGTACAACTTGACATATAGAAACTTCGTTGCCGGAACTTTATATACTGGAAGATTAGTCCAAGATTTCGACTCCACCGCTAGCGAAGAAGAAAAGATTGTGATAAAACAAGATAAGCCTTACCCTTTAAATATCAATGCGATTATTTATCAGGGTGAGACACAGGAGTAAAGCCGTGTTTTGGTTAGCAGCCGCTTCAATAGCAGTATCAGCGTACAGCAAGATTGCCGAGGGCAATGCTGAGGCAGAGGCATTAGAAAGTAAGTCGTATTTCTCAAGATTACAAAATGCGGAATATCAGAGAAAAGTAAAATTCAATATCGAAAATCAAGAAGCACAACTCAATCAAACTATTGGGTCTATTCGGACTAAGAGTGCTGGGGTTGGAATCGACGTTGGATCGGGAGCATCTTTGCAAGCGATCAGAAGTGCCATGATAAACACAAGTAAAAATATAACGGAAATAAAGACAAGTGCTGCTTACCAAAACAAGATAAGTAATCTAGAATCTATTTCCTACCTAACCTCTGCTCTAGACACTCAGTCGGCAAGTAGAATTGGGGCAGTAAGCGGAATCTTGAGTGGCGCTAGCAAGTTACAATCTTAGGAGTTACAATGCCTATTTTACCTACCATAGATATACAAGATACGAATACACAGACACAAACCGGGAATCCCGTTAGTGCTAAATCTGAGATCTATAGGCAGCTATCTAATCTTGGCGGGGCAGTGGCGGATATTGCTACTGATTGGTACGTTAAAGAACAGAGACAAAAAGACGAAGACGCTTTAAGTAATGCTAAGGCGGAAAGAAAATTAGGATCTTCAAAATACTATTCGGACACTAAGCCAAGAATTGATCCGTTGACTGATATGGTTGTAGCGGAGGACGGTTCTAAAGTTTACATGCACGACCACTATACACAGTGGACAAGTAAAACAGATAGTGAAGTAGTTAAGAACCTACCTTCAGAAAACGCCATACGAGAATATAAACGCTGGGCACAGGATTATGACTCCGGATTTAAAGTAGGTTTAGAGCAGGAAGTTTACAATGATAAGGAAAAGGCAAGGAAGATAAACTTTGCTGGGATCGACAATATCAATAGTGCTGTAATAAATAACTCCCCAGATCCAACACTAGAGGCGAATGCTTCCTTGAGAGATGAGTTAGAATCGGTGTGGAAAGATCCAGGGATTGAGCATAATAATAAAGCTACAAGAGCATTAGAAGTTGGTACAAAGACAATAGGCGTAGCAGCTTCCGCAAATATAAGCAATGGACATTTGACAGAGGCCATGGATACAGTTTTCGATTCCTCTGTACCTGTTGCGGAACAGGAACGATTATTAGACGTAGCTTTCAAACAAGTGGAAGGGAAAGACTCCAAAATTATGTTCGATGGGGATACTCTACGGGCATTTAAAGACGGGAAACTTCTTTTCGAAAAGACGAGAGATAATAAAAAACTGGGCGTTAATGAACTAAGCAAATACACAAGTCAAGCATTGATCGAAGATACCGTTGGTAAAATAGCTTCGTATGCTAGTCGAAGGATAAAAGAAAAGGGGATCTATTCGGACATAAAAACTAGAGTCCACAATACCAATGTAGCTACGATACAGGGGTTTAAACAAGCCCCTGGGGTACAAAGTTCATTGATAGATGAAGTAGCAACAGACAAGACGTTACAAGATCCCGAACGACCGGGGTTGGCATACAGTGTTTACGCAGCAAAAGCGGTCAGTGAGAATAGTTCCAACCCAGCTAATCTTTACCTATCTCCACAAGCGGCAGCACTAAAGTTTAGAGGAGTATCCCAAAGAACTATATCCAAAGCTGATTCGGATATGGCAAAACGTGGAATAGTATCTACATATAAAGCGCAAGGTCAAGCGGCCATGGTTGATTTGGAAAACGGGTTGAAGTCCGAGTGGATTAGCACGATTAATAAAATTAATTCGGAGAGTGGCGGAGTAGATTTCCTTATGCAACTAGATCCTTCGATAGCTAAAGACTATCAGGAATCTGTTAAAGCTGGGGACGTATCTCCTTTCGTTAATAGAATGTCGGCACTATTCGCTAGACAAGGTTGGAGCAAAGCTTCTCCCGTTCCAGTGGCGGATGCTATGAGAGATTTAAGTATTGTAAAGTCTGCGTTGTTTGGTACTGGGGATTCTAAACTTGCATCCGAGAAGGTGAATCAAGTTATCCATACATATGGGAATGCTACAAGTGCAGTTATCTCAGCGGTGGCAGAGCGAGATGGTTCGTATAAAGAACTCGTCCCGACGATAAACGCTTTCTCTACTCGTGGTGGGTTGGCATCTCAAAGAGACATAGAAAATTTACGTGCCTGGAATAAAGCGGCAAGTTCCGAAGCGTCTCTTTCATCAAGTGCTAAGAAAAATCTAATGGATATAGTTTCTTCAAACGAAGAAGCTGTAAAATATATAAACGCAATAACAGATCCGCTACCTCCTGAAGCGAGAGTGGGGACTAAGGATGCCCTAATTAACCAGATATCCGCATCCTCTTGGAGTTACTTAAAACAACCACGAGATATTGGAGTGGGTAACTCCGACGCTAGCAAAGCAGTAAGCGATATCGTGGGGTCTATAAAGAAAGGTAAGACGCTCATTGAGTACGGTAAAAATAAGACATCCGTTGTCCCGTCTGAAAAAGTTAAGGATGCGGATCTAGTTGGGAAATCAATACGAAGCACTCTTACTAGCAAAGCATTCTTAGACAAGATAGATCGAAATTCTTTAGGCACTTCGGTTGCTGGGAGTATGGACGGATCGGCTAGAGGCATCTTATCTAATATCTCCTCGGATAATGCGATGGATATTGTATCCGGAATAAAGACAGGAGATAAAGACGCATTGTTCGATTTGCTTTCCACGGGTAACGCTGGGGATTTTAAAACGGAATATAATAAAGATCGAAATTTATACGACGTGTATTTTGAATCTACCTCCGGGGCTAAGGCCAGAGTATTAAATAAAGATGGAAGTCCGGCAACTATCAGCCCGTTAGGTATGGAAAACCCATCATACGAAGATATCGAGATAACTCCTGAAATAGATGAAATAGCTAACGAAGTTATAAAGGGGCGCACCCCAAATGCTAGCGGTAAAGGATCGGGATGGGATCAAGCAACTATAGACAAGATGGTTAAGACTTTTGGTAGTGGGGTTATGGGAGAGCTAGACAACTTAGATTCCTTAGCAGAGAATGTATCCTCTTCGATAAAAGAAGGGGACGAAAGCAGTGCAAATTTTTGGACTACTAAGCTTAAGGAAAAGATGGCAGAGCTAAAGATTAAGAACCCAACATTACATCAAGCAGTTAGGAAAACGGATTACCTACAGTGGAGGGCCTATAGGGCCACAATAAATTATGGTAGATGAGATAAGCGACCAACCAAATATTTTTGGTAAAAGTGTTATAAAAGAACCATCTTTTACGGAATCTCCTGACGATCCATATTTTAAGTATGACAATTTCGATTTCTTTGCAGATCGATTCTTAGATTTGAACCCTGTGCAGTGGGGAGTTAGGCAATTACGAAACACCCATTACCAACCTAATCCAACCGTTCAAGCGGGTGGGTTTCTAGACCCAGAAATGGTTCCAAATAAGATAGATGATCCGTCACCTGTGATGAGTGATGAAGATCAAATAGCTTCCTACGGCAAAGTAGTTCTATCCGGTGCCACCCTAAAGAAAGTCGGGGATCTTCATAACTACGAGAAAGTACGGAATGAAGAAGAACTTGCTACGAAATATTCGAAGGGTGGATTTTGGAGTACGAATATTCCTGTCGTTGGCCCAGTATCTACCATGGCAATATCCGCAGTAGACCCATCGATGTGGGCAGTTAGTGCTATGGGTGGAGCTTTTGCTAGACCTCTAGCTACGTCAATAGTTGCAGGGTCTAAAGCAGGATCACTCGTAGCTAAATTGATGAGTAACAAAATAGCTGTCGAGGCACTAGACGCTACAGTGGGTGCATCGATGCTAATGCCTTTACAATTGGCAAATGGCTCTTATTATGGGGAAGAATTTAGACCAGAACAGATACCCCAAATGATTGCTATAAATGGTTTGGCCGGAGCAATCGGTGGAATGGTAGGCAAAGGATCTGAGAAAGTTTGGGCATCCCCAGCGATGTCGAAGTATAGAAATTTATTGCGCTCATTGCCTGAATCTCTCAAGTCCAAAGTGTTTGGATATTGGGCAACTCAGGCAAAGAGGGGATTACTTCCTGACCCGTCGATAGTTGAAAAGGTGGTACGTGCGGAACACCTTCACGTATTGAATGATCCAAAGTTTAGAGAGCAAGTTCCGGATATTCCACAGGAGGCGATGAGCTTTCCAGATATACCTGAAGCAGCAAAGCTTGAAGGAATGCTAGAAACTAGTGGATTGATGTACCACCACTCCCAGGGGGAGGCATTCGGTGGCGGAATTACCTACGTCTCGGATTTCGACATAGCTAAGAACGATGCTTCGGGTAGTTTAAACTCCGACCCAATTCAAGAAGTTTGGGCCACTAAAGCAAATAATTTAAGAGTCCTTAATGCGGATCAACCGACCCCTGGATATTTGAAAGATACATTACTATCCGAAATTGAAACTATAGAAAGAGAATCTGGGATGGACTTATCGGGATTAAAATCCAAAGTTGTTACCGACGATCTTAAAGCCGTATTGCGAGATTTAAGAGACAGACTAGACGACGACGCTATGGATAACTTGAATACCAAGCTATTAGAAAAAGGTAGAATATCGGGATAC